CCAGTACATCCGAGCGTCAAATACCATTGGCAACCGTTGACGGCGTTGACATCAACGAAGGAACAATGTTAGTGGTTGAGGGCGAAGCGGGAACGTTTAAGTTTAAATACGTTGACTCCACAGACGGTTCAATTACGTGCGTAGGGGGACAGAACGGATACGGAATGTGGCGTTCGTTCAAAGCAGAAAGATGCCACCTAGTCGGATGGATTCGTCCGCGTGAAACAGACACAGACGAGCCAGTCAGCCATACTCGTTCACAACGCTATACGGCGTTTGTTAACTGGGCACGCGCTCATGATGGAGAACAGTTCACCACAGAACAACTTGTAGAGCAGTCTGGATTTTCCTATCAAACGACACTCAAATTCATTGACTCGCATCCCAACTTTAATAAAATTAAAAAGGGTCTTTACGAATGTCGCAACGACCTCCTTCGTCGCAACGAAAAGAAGAACTAACGTTACGGCGTGGAAGTAAACCGCAAGAGCGCCCCCCAACGAGAGATACTTTCAATAGAGCGAACTGGCTCATGGGGAAAAGTTGAGTATAGGCATCGCTTGGCGTGTGGTCACACTGATGTGCGTAAACGCCCAAGTTCTGCTCCGAAAATTGCGTGCACCCTTTGTGTTGTAGCGGAAGCCAAGGGCATTGAACTCAAAGCACTTACCGAACCACGCAAACAAGAATTAGAGCCACTTCCTGACGCGCCCGACATTGTCGCCGACGACATTGCCGAAGCAGAATTGGAAATTCAAAAACTCCGTGGGGCACTTGCTTCATTCCTTTCATGTTCCCCTGAAGCAATTGATGTCGTAATGGAGGTCAACGATGACGGAATACTTGAAGCACAATATGTCCACATCTTTCTTGACATCTATAACGCAAAGCGTATGGTCGCAAAAAAAGTGTGAACACTCGTTTGCACTTCCCCGACACGACTGATACTCTCTCGTCATCCGTTAACGCATAGAGGGGGCTAAATTTGGAAAACGGAAAAGAGGGTGCCTGCAAAGGACATCCAACACACTGGTGGTTCCCCGAGGACAACTCGCGCGAGAGTAAAGTAAACGTCCTCCAAGCCATAAAGATTTGCTCCACATGCGCCATCACAGAAAAGTGCCTTCAGTACGCACTTGAAAACGAAACCCACGGCGTATGGGGTGGTATGAAAGAAGTTGAACGCGAAATGCACCGCCGCAAAATGGGAATCCAACTCTCACCACGAGCACTGACATCACAAAGCACAACAGTCCGTCGCGTATCGCGACGCATAACGAAAGATAACACGCGTGCCTGAACGACCAGATTTCTATCAAGACGTTAACGATGGCTTCATTCGGCTAGACGCTTATATGGCAGACGACCTCAGCGTAGTTAATTCGGCTCGGGTTTCATTCGGTCAAGATACCGATATTCTCCGAGACAAAGACATTGGTCTGATTAATTACCTGATGCGTTGGCGTCATGGAACACCATTTGAACACAACGCATTTCGCTTCCATGTGAAGTGCCCAATCTTCGTCGCTCGTGAATGGTTCCGTCACCGCATTGGTTCTTTTAATGAATTCTCTGCACGATACTCAGAAATGCCCAGCACGTTCTACACACCACGCGTTGAGGACATCCGTCAGCAAACAGGCAAACAAGGCAACTACGAATATTCACCAATTTTTGAAACATCTGAAAATGATGCCCACGAAGCACGACGAGCCATATCCGATGCCAACGAACGGGCATACGCAACCTACCTGTACCTCCTCCAGTTGGGCGTAGCGAAAGAGCAGGCACGTCTTGTCTTGCCAGTCAACATCTTTACTGAGTTCTACTGGACAGTTAACGCACGTTCATTGATGAACTTCCTTGAACTTCGCACAGCGCCTGCGGCACAACAGGAAATCCGTGAATACGCTATTGCAGCAGAATCCATGTTTGCTCAAGTAATGCCACACACTTATGAATCATGGACTAAAAATGGACGTACCTGCCCATGACGCCGAGAACATCCTCACCCGAAATTGAATCATTCCTTGGTCGTTTGCAGGGAGTTCGCGATAACGGCTCTAATTGGTCAGCACGCTGTCCGTGTCGGAATGATGACTCAAACCCGTCACTATCAATTGGGCAAGGTAACGATGGTCGCGTACTTGTTACATGCCACCGAGGCAGTGGCTGCAACGTAGACGAAATTTGCGAGGCAATGGGAGTTCAGAAAGCATCACTCTTCCCACCACGAACAGATATACCTGATAAACCTAAAAAAGAAAAATTGACTCTTGTCGCTACCTATAACTATCGCGATGCCGATGGAACTTTACTATTCCAAAAACAACGACTGGTCAATGAGCGCGGACAGAAAACATTCCGCCAACGACGTCCGAATAAAGACACTGGAGAGTGGATTTTTAACCTTGGCGACACACCCAAAGTTCTTTATCGCCTACCTGAGTTATTGCTTGCTAAACAAAAAGGAGAAATCATATGGCTTGTAGAAGGGGAGAAAGATGCGGACAACCTCGTTGCCCTCGGTCTATGCGCTACCACTCCTCCAAATGGTGCTGGCAAATGGCAGGACATCCACACGGAAGCGCTCGCTGGAGCAAACGTATTCATAATTTCTGACAGGGATGACGTTGGGCGAGAACACGTAGAACTTGTTGGCTCAGCACTTGAAGCGGCTGGTTGTACTGTTGCTAAGTTCATACCTCCTCAGGGAAGTAAAGATATTTCTGAGATGCTTGAGCATGGTCTCAACATTGACGACTTACTGGAATTCAACGAACCAGAGCAACCAGCAGAAGCACCACCAGAAGTTGCACACGAACAAGAACCCGATAGTCAGGCACCTGACACATCTGGCGAGATTCTTCGGGGTATTGAAGCAATTCTTACACGAGGGGATATTTCATTAGAACAGAAACTTAATCGTGCGTCACTTCTGCTCAATTCCACGAATAGGCAAGAACTCGGAGACAAAGGTCGTCTTGTTGTTTGGCAAGATTTTCTTGAGGAAACAGAATCTGATGCATACGATTGGGTAATTCCGCAACTTATTGAAAAGGGCGAAAGAGTAATTGTTGTTGCAGCCGAAGGTGTTGGCAAGACGATGCTCGCGCGTCAGATTGCTCTTTGTTCTGCGGCAGGGTTGCACCCATTCACCATGTCTAAAATTGCTCCGATTCGCACTCTGACTGTTGACCTAGAAAACCCTGAGCGCATCATCCGTCGTACCTCAAAGCAAATCATGGGGGCAGCACTACATTATGGACACGTGCGAAAGGCGGACGCTCAACTATTAATCAAGCCAGCAGGACTGGATTTACTCAAGGCGTCAGACAGGGCGATTCTTGAGGAAGCGATTGAGCAGGCAAAGCCCCAGTTGCTAATCATGGGACCGCTCTATAAGTCTTTCATTGACCCCGGCGGAAGAACCAGCGAAAGCGTTGCAATTGAAGTCGCTAAATATCTTGACACTTTACGCGATGTATACGGTTGCGCCATGTGGCTAGAACACCACGCGCCACTTGGTTCATCAATCGGTGGACGCGACCTTCGCCCATTCGGTTCAGCAGTATGGTCACGCTGGCCAGAATTCGGTCTCTCTTTAACCCCAGACCCGACATCAACAGAAGGCTACGTTTACGACGTCAAGCATTTCCGTGGGGCGCGAGATTTGCGTCAATTTCCAACTAAGATGAGAAGAGGCAAAATATTCCCATTTGAAGTGTTGGAATTTATGAAGGTTGACTGATGACAAACTCCCAACAAGGTCTAAATAAAGAGTTCCTTGCAGAACGGGATTTGCGCATTTTTAAAATGCGTCAAAGCGGGGTGACGCAAGCAGAAATTGCCCGTCGCTTCAACATGACGACTAGTGCTGTTGGAAGCGCAATTCGCCGTCAACTACAGAAGATGAACTCAGAAGCCCTAATGGCTTACCCTGAAGTTCTCCGAATGGAACTAGAACGCTTGGACGCTCTCCAAGCAGCAATCTGGCCACTCACCCAACACCGTAGAGTCAAAATGGACGATGGAACAGAAGTGGCAGTAGAGCCAGATATGAAGGCAGTACAGACCGCCCTTTCAATCATGGATAGGCGTTCCAAGTTACTTGGCATGGAACAAAACAACGTAAATATCCAAATGGATATCAACAGTGTTGGGAACAGCCCAATCCGCGCCACACTCGCAGGCGCTGAACGACCAGCAGCCTTGAACGCCTTTAATCCAGAAGAAGAAGTAAGAAAACTTCTTCAACTAATGGGGGAATCTGGCGTATTGCCAGAAGATACCATCAACGAAATACTAGGCTCAGACACATCCAATAAACGAATGTTGAATAGTGCCGAATTTAATCAACCAATTGATGCAGAGGTAATTGAAAATGAGTAAAGAAACGCCAGACAATGTTGAGGCAGCAATGGATAAAGTTGCCGAAACATTAGACATGACGCGCTCAACCAACACGGGCTCAAAGCCTGGTGAGCCAGCGGCAAAACAAGTACTCGTACGTGCCTCTGAAGCAGACCATCAGCGTTGGAAGGATGCCGCAGAAAAGCAGGGCATTTCTATGTCGGAATTTGTTCGTGAATGCTGCAATGCTGCAGCCACTCAACTTTTGGATTGTCAGCACCCGACCAACATGACTCGGTTCTACCCTTGGGGCAAAACCTGTCTTCAATGCGGCAAAAAAGATTTCACCGAAAGCCCGAAATCGTATCGCCGTAGCAACACACACTGATGCGCCACCGTTCCCCCAAAAAGGAAGCGGAATATAGGCTTCGTCGCCCACTAGTGGCTCGCCTCTTGGAAGAACGTCCCCTATGCGAAGCATGTCCAGTATTCGCAGAATATGACGAGAAACCTGTGTACCGTCGCAACGCCTCTATGGATGTCCATGAACTAGTGCGCCGCTCGCAAGGGGGCTCAATTCTGGATGAATCTAACCTGATGTGCGTGTGCAGACCATGCCATACACGTATCGGAAATCACCCACAACTCGCATTTGACCTTGGACTGGCTAAACACGGTTATGAATCCTAGACTTCAACGCTCCCGATACGACGGTTCACCCTTGATGAAGCACCCCACGCCTTTCGCAGTTTTTCTCCATCATCTGTTGTGATGTCTCCGCCATTTAAGTACGGTCCGTAATTGCCAGACACTATTATTATGTCCGCCACCCCAAACAATGTTGTACTTATTCGCATGCGACGCCAATTTTCCGATACGAAAATTTGCTGAATCCGTGAGTCTTTCCTAAACCACGTCAGAAACCCAACGCGGTCAGACGCCTTTAAACTGAAGTTCCTAATATCCCTAACAGCCACCACTGTCCCATTAGGGAATGCCCCACCAGCCATGGCGTGGACTGTCACCATGTCAGTAGGGGTGGTTTTTTCCTCTACAACAAACCACAGGTCTGGTGCGGCAGAAAATTGCTCGCCCACGAGCCTTACTACCAAGTTCCCATTATCGTCCAACATGCAGAAAGATAAAGGTTCTGCTTCTGTTGGGCAGTCATCCGCTTCAACAGTAGATGGAATGGGATGCTCATTAGTAGCGTAGTTTGCTACTACTGACCATTTATCGTTTAGTTGCGGTCCTTTCCAGAACCAGACTGTCTTCATTGCCATACGGCAAGACTAGTCGTTCCACCACTCTGTCCACGGCTTGGCTGTGGCGGATGCTGCTTCTTCGTTGGACACACCAGTGTAGGCAACCGAGATTGTGACTTTCCCTTCACTGTTGTAGTCCGTCCAGTCCCCATCGGCGTTGTAGACGAACAACTGCAACATCTCGTCAGTGTTCATAATTGCAACATCTGCGAGGTAGGTATTGGCGTTGTACTCTGTTTCATTCCAACTGCTGTTTGTGACATAAGACTTATCAATAGGTGCTACAGCGGTACTGCGAAGACTTGGTACGGAGCCCCATATACCACCAGATGTAGAGAATGCGCCGATTCTTCCAGCAGCGTCATCAGGGTTTCCAAGCCACATTGTTGGCTTTAGGGTTTCGTCAATGTCGCTTGTCCCCCAGCCTGCATCGTTGAATACAGCCATTAATTCTGTTGGGTTATCGTACTGACCGTGCTGGGTCTTGGAGTTCTTAGACTTAAATGCCGCAAGACGCAATAGTCTTTCGGTTGTCTCAAGGTCTACGCTCGTGTCCCCGCCTTCACCGTTCAGGGTGTGCCAAAGACCATATCCGTCGCTTGATACCTGAGTGGTAAACCAGATTTTCTCAATCTTCACTCGGAACGGAAACGACACATTCAAGAAAGACGGGTCTGTTTGCTTGACGGTCCATTCATAGTTGACGATTGATGGGGGCGTAATTCCAGACATATCTCTCCTAGTGGTGGTTCCTACATATTCTACACCACTAATGATAGGTTGCTACGATGAACATTCTTGGGGTTGACCTATCTCTAACATCTACTGGCATATCCGCCAACGGGAAAACTGGAACTATCACAACACCCGCTAAAGGACCAGAACGACTATCCATTATTTCGCTAGCCGTACTAGATGCAGTTATTGACAACAGCATCCAACTTGTAGCAATTGAGGGCTATTCGTTCGCCTCGCGTAATAGCCAAGCACACAGCATTGGCGAATTAGGTGGTGTTGTCCGAACTCGCCTCTGGGAAAGAAACATCCCGTACGTTGACATACCACCAACATGTCGCGCCAAGTTCGCAACAGGACGGGGTAACGCTGCAAAAACCGAGGTGATGTCATCAATATCTGCTAAAACAGGGCTCGTCTTTTCTGGCAAGGGAGCCGACGACATGTGCGACGCATGGATTCTTGAAGAAATGTGCAGAACTCGTATCGGCATTTCGGATTACACATGGTCTGCCGCACAATTATCAGCCCTTGACAAGGTAGATTGGGGCGCGTTAACATCCATTCAAACCACGAAGGAGAACCGTGCGCTCTAAACCTATTAGCCAAGTTGATATTGAAAATGAACTCATTCGCCTAATGGATATTCTTGAAGAAGAAACAGAAACTTTTGAAACGCTAGCCGAAGACTGTGCAAAAAAAGAAGCACTGTATAAATCTAATTGGGCAAAGGAATACCTTTCAGCAAAAGGTTCCATCAGAGAAAGGGAAGCATGGTCGGACTACAAACTCTCAGACGACTCCTACGACTACAAAATCGCAGAAGCGTTAGTGAAAGCCAAACGCGAGAAGTTGATTTCGTTACGGACATCAATAGACGCTCTGCGGACATTGAACGCCAACGTCCGAACACAAGTACAAATGTAAACCTACACCCACTCCCAGACAACCCCAAAGAACGTGCCATCGCCCTTGCTCTCGTCTCAAAAGGTGTCGTCATTTGGTACGGACTACCCGAACACATACTTAGCGAACTCAAGCAGCAAGGTTACAAAGTGAAAAAACGGAAGAGCAAATGAACCACAACATCCACGAATCAATCGCCTCACTTGCTTGTCCAGTAGAAAATCTGGTGCACCTACAAGGAAACCCCCGAGTCGGAAACATTGATGCCATCGCCGCGTCCTACGAAGAGTTCGGACAAGTTCGTCCAATCGTCGTTCGCCCAAACAATGACGGAACATCAACCGTGATTGCGGGAAATCATCAACTGGAAGCAGCACGCCGACTGGGATGGACGCACATCGCCGTAGTTGAAATGGACGCCGACGATTCGCGAGCCATGGCTTTCGCAATTGCCGACAACCGAACTAATGAACTTGGACATACCGACGATTCACTGCTGCATGCCGCAATGGAATACATCATTGATGATTTCGGCGACCTACTTGAAGACCTCGGCTGGGATGAGTTTGAACTCGCAATGCTAGACCTCGGAACAGAGCGCGGGGAACTAGCAACACCCGGCGTATACGAGCAACCAATTTTGCGTGACCTTGATGACATTATTTCGTCAACCACATCGCTACCAAATACCACACAGGAACAAGAACCACAACGGCAAAACATTGTCACAACACGAGAAGACAATGGTGACATCACACTCTCTGCCCCCAAAGGAACCGACATTCACACTGCGGTCACACAAGGCTCAGGGGCAGTAGGCGCTGGCGGCGGAACTAAATCCGTCGTTCAATACACACTCGTATTTGACGATGCGGCACAACAGCGCAAATGGTACGACTTCCTTCGCTGGCTCCGCAGCGACCCAGCCGCCGCTGGCGAAACAACAGCCGCAAAACTTATTGACTTTATTGAACAACACACCCCATAGGAACGCCATGACCTTACGAGACACAATCAGCAACCTATTTGAAGAAATGGATGAATCCGTCCTGTTGATGGACGGTTTTGAAGACGCATTTATTGGGTTCAGTCAACGCATCAACGAACCAATACTTGCTGTCTATTCAAAAGACAAGATGGTCAAAGTACTGGTATTCCGAGATGGAATGACCTACGACGAAGCAGAGGAATACATTGAGTTCAACTGCATCGGAGCATGGGTTGGTGAACAAACGCCAATTATCGTCCGTGACTTCAACGGAGACCACTTTTCGTGACAAATTTGCCAACCATTCCAAATGTAATCGCACCACCGCTTACGGGGATACGAATTGTTGATTTCTCAACCATGATTGCTGGTCCTTTTGCTGCGAGCATCCTCGCTGACTACGGTGCAGACGTCATCAAAGTGGAACCCAGCAACTCTTGCGACCTCATGCGGTTCGTTGGAACATCTGCAAAAGGAATGACAGGAATCTTTGCCTTAAACAATCGCGGCAAGCGGGCGCTAGCAATTGACATGAAACAAGACAAAGGTGCCGAAATGATTCGTCGTCTAATGTCAACGGCAGACGTTGTAATACACAACTTTCGGCATGGGGTAATGGAAAACTTCGGTCTTTCCTATGACGACGTAAAAGACGAAATGCCCAACTTGATTTATGCGCACATCACAGGATTCGGTGACGTAGGACTGAAGCGTGACCATAAAGGTTACGACAACATGCTCCAAGCAATAACTGGCATGGGTATCGCACAAAGCGACCCGCCAGAAGTGGTACACCAACTGGTATGCGACAAAGTAACCGCACACGTCGTCGCTCAAGCAGTAATGGCTGCGTTGTTTGCTCGCACCAACACGGGAGTCGGACAAAAAGTATCCGTCTCAATGCTTGATGTAGCAACACAATTCATGTGGCAAGACCTTGGCATGAACGCAGCAGTACAAAACGAAGATGCAACACGTGCAGCAACAATTGATAAGTACTACAGGACAATCAAACTCAAAGACGGGTACTGTGCTGTCACCCCCGCATCCGACGAAGAATTCGCCGTATGGCTTGATGTCATAGGATTAACGTCTCTTCTTAGCGACGAACGCTTTTCTTCAATCGGCGCACGATTCAACAACGCCGAAACACTTATAGCACTCACCGACAAAGCGGCAGAAAATGTGACAGTTGCGGAAATCACGGATGCAATTAATAACCGTGGCTTACCCGCCGCAATTTTTGAATCAGTAGAAGAACTTCCACAAAACATTCAAGTAGAAGCATGCGGTGTTTTCTCCACACGCACATACACCAATGGACTGACAATCAAAGAGGCACGACAGGCTCCACGACTATCGCACACCCCTCTGATAATCTCGCGAGAAGCACCAACACACGGACAACACAGCGACGAAATCCTCAAAGAAATCGGCTACCTGAAATCCCTATTCCCCAAGGTTGTATCATGAGCCAATCAATCAAACGCTACGGAACGACATCAGCAACAGTTGCGCCAGAAACGCACGACAACCGAAATAAATTCGTAATCTTCTTCGGGAAAATTATTGATGCCGTACAAAAACTCTCCACGAAAGAATACTGGACTCGCGTAAACGCAGTAGAAGCATGGGGCTTCGGAACAAAACTAGCAATCATTATCCCTGGTCTTATTTTTGAAAAGCAGTGGTGGTGGCTGTACATTTTTGCGATTGCTTCAAGCATCGCCCTCATATGGACATCAACACGCAAAACATTGCCAACAATTATCCTGTTCAACGTTGTATGGGTCTTGCTCGCTACAACAGCAATAATTAAACACTTCGCTGGTTGGTGAAATGCCGTACGACTACATAAAAGCATTCACAGACGGACATTCGTACAACAAACGAGTAGCAGAATATTTGCAAAGCCGTGAAATCAAATGTCACGCACCAGAATTACAGATTGCACAAAACTCCGCTGAGCGTCGCCATTTAACGCTGACAGAAAAAGACATTGTTCTTGAAGGATTACCCCACATTCTGGAAGTTAAATCCAGCAGTCGTGAATTCACCGACGACCCCGCAGATTTCCCATTCGCAGACACGATTGTTGACACCGTAAGCAGTTTTGAAGACAAGATTCTCAAACCCTGTGCCTACATCCTCGTCAGCAAAGTAACTAGTGCGATGCTCGCCATCGGCGTCTCGTCGTACGAACGCTGGTCAAAACGCACATTCTTTGATAGGCAACAACAGTTGACCGACGACTTCTATCTCGTCAATAAAGCCGACCTACGCCATATGGACGACCTTGTGGAATACCTTCTCCAGCGGCAGTCTCGGATTCTCTAAGAATCCCGTCCGAGTGGAGAGATTTGAACTCCCGACCTTGGCGTCCCAAACGCCCTGCGCTACCAAACTGCGCCACACTCGGATTTTGCCCCAGTATAGCCTACGGAAGTCCCTATTCCAATAAATTTAACTGGGGATAGTGTCCTGCATATTATTTTAGGTAGCCTCATGAAAACCCTTGACAAAGCCATTGGGGCTCTGTAATCTCAGTCCCATGTCAAACCAGTACAACAAAGAAAACCTAGAAGACGACCTCAACTTCCTCATCGTCAACGGACTCGTGGAAGTAAGCATCGGAAAAGACGGAGAAACCCGCTACAAAGCAACCGAAGCCAGCACAAAACTCAGCGAAGAAGAACTCATGCAAATCATCGTCAAAGGGCTAGAAAACACGTGAACAGCGAAGCGCACCTTGCAATGGACATACATAGTCAAATATGTGCGTCTACGCAATACCCGTGTTCCAATGATGTATTGCTAGACCGTATGACATGGTTGGCGGGAACAATGGATTTGTTCATGAAAGCCACCCCGTCAGTAAAAAAACTCATCGCAGAAGAAACACTCAAAAACGAACACCTACGACACAGCACCGCTCAAACAATCTACGTGTCCGAAGAAATAATGAAAGAAGTGTGCGAAGCGCGAGACACTATGCCAGACAACGTGCTACTCCCACAAGACGTGTTCGTCCCAAACGGCATGCTCGTCTTTGAAAAACCATTTTCCTATTTTCTTACGGTGACCGACGGCTACAAAGACGACACTGGCGCAGGCGATATGAAAACATTCAACGCACGAGAGGAATGGAACCTCAAAGCAGTGCAGTTCAACGTTATCAACAGCGTTGACTACACAACTGATGACCTCAACCACTACGACGGCATAGAAGTAAGATTCTTCGGACATTGGAAATCCGTGAGCAATCTTGAAACCAACGAGATGATGGAATACAACCCAGAAACGGATTGTGCAGAAATCACTCAACTAGGCATCACATACAAAAACGCAACAAAAGAACTGCTCCAAACCCTCAACGCAAACACAAGTATTGCAACACTGGAAATGCTACTAAAAAAAGCAAAAGGCGCACCAACATCAATGTTTGACGCCACATTCTTCAGATTCAACCACTCAACAGAAGAATACGACAAAACAATCGGAGGAATGAAAAAGTTCCTCATCGCACTCTTCCGACTCACATACTCCTACCTAGCACAAACGCACGAAGAAGCACCCCGCCACGTCATCAAGCGAGCGAAGCGAGCCAACAGAAAAATTTTAGAAAACGGCTACCTCACCGTACTCAGACTCCGACGAGCAGAATACGAAAACGGCGGCGGCACACACTCCTCACCCAAGTATGCGTTCAGGGTAAGAGGTCACTGGAAACGTGCATATTTGCGTTCAACAGGACTCCCAGTCGGAGACCCCAACGCATACAGATATGTGTACGTCAGCGACTACATCAAAGGCAAAACAGCAAACAAAGAATTTCGCGAATCAACCCGCGTCATCAACATCACAAACTAAGGACAACCAATGGACACAGACATCAACTGGGGACGAATCTTCTTCTGGGGATTCATCGCACTCCTCACAGGATGCACAGTCGCAACAAGTGACCCCACCACACTCCAACCCCTAGACACGCCCCCCACACAACAAGCAGAATACGACCCTGCACAAATGGCATACCTAGACGACTTCTACTACCACTACGGTGACAACACCCCACAAGACCCCGACACACTCCTAGAAATCGCAGGACTCTGGTGTCAAGCAATCCAAATGGGAATGCAACCAAACGACGTACAAGAACGCATCAACGAAGGCGCAGAAGACCAACAAGACGCAGAACTCAACGAAGCAGTCGTCAAAGCAGCAACAACCAACCTCTGCCCCTACACAACCAAGTAAAAACAACATGCTAGAAAACATCACAATCGGGAAAAATCACAGAGGACAATGCACCCTCTGCAACCGCAAATCATTCCGATGGCAAGAATGGAAACACGTACAACAGTGGTACAACAACCACAAATGCGTCAACGGACTCAAAACATCACGCAACGGCAAACCACCACAACAGTCGCTAGTCAGATAAATCTAAATCAAGTTGTGGGACTCTAAAAATTTGGTGTAGGTACGCCCGCCCCCTTTTGCCCTCATCTAAAAGGTCAGTAGTCCCGTGTGTATTGCTGTTTGTTGTTGTTGTGTGTTGTCCACAGGTTTTTCCACAGGTTGTGGATTGTTGGAGGGGCTTGAGGGTTTCGGAAGTTTTTTGGATTTCTTTTGTTTTGGGGTTGACAATGTTACACCCCCCTGTTATAGTTAGATTTATCAGGAAGTACCTGAACTACTAGAAAGGTAGAGCAATGAAGTTCATGACAGAAACGCTTGTGACAGACACAAGATGTTGGGAAGTGATTCGTCAGACGGCTAAGACGATTACGATTCGTCAGATGAGTCAAGGCGAGCAGGTTTACAACGATGGCGCAGAGTTGCCAGTAGTTGGACACATCGCAATCACTTGCCCTGAGGGATACACAATGACAGTGCGACTCCGCAAAGACGGCACATACCGCACAGGTCAAGGTATGCGCCCCTTGAGGGAGACAGAGACCCCAATCTTCTACACCGACTACAAGTTCTGAAAGCAAGGGGAGGGGGTAACACCTCTCCCCTCTTTTTGCTTTAGTGCTTACGGGTGCTCACGGGTAAATATTTATTCGTAACACTTGACAACATCTAACACATCTGTTATGTTGTCTATAGTGGAGGAGACCCCTCTGCTAATACAGGAAAGAGTTTGTATAAATGGAATCAGTAATACAAAGGGATACAAAGTGATACATCTCTACTTGACTTGGATAAGGAGAGTGACGCTCAGGCGCATCGTCAAGATGCTCACGGGTAGTTCACGGGTATCAAAGTGATACTAGGACTGTTGTATTACCGTCACAAGGTCAAGCAACACAGGCGACAGGCTAAGAGGGAAGTACGAGAGTACCTTGACAGCCACGACTATTACGAATGGGAAGTGTGGTACGAAGTATGCGACCACGACCCCCATGAATACTGTGAACTATGTACCTGACCGACGGCGTGAATACACCCACGAACCCCAACAGAGAAGTGCGAACGAGACAACCCCGCACAACCACGAGAAGAACGCCAGAAGCCCCGTGAGTGCGAATCGCACAGCAACCTTGCTATCTGGTGATGGTCGCCATGAGGAGGGCATCATGAGAGCGGGACTACTTGTCTTTCTTCTTTGATGCGCCCTGAATGTCGTGTGTCCTGAGGGGGTGTCCAGCAGGGAGGTACGACCGTCGTTTGCCAGCCTTTGTCCCACTCACGGTTTCCACTTGACCAGTCAAGGGGTTCACACGGGTGCGACCTGTGGATTGCGAACCTGATGATTTCTTTTTCTTTCCCATACAACATTTTAGTATTACAAGCCGATGGGGAGCGCACACTTTCCCCACCTTTGTTCGTTATAGACATAGACCCCCACGGAGGGGGCATAAACAAGGAAGGTATAGACAATGTTTGACATAGATAGTAATGAAGGCGACGACGGTCATGGGGCTCTACGGGCAGAATCCATGAAGCGTTTCCCTGACCGAGTGCCATCGGCTAAGGACTTTGACCTTGACGGATGGGATTGGCGGGATGACTTCATCCCCGATGACCTAGTGAGACTGTACGAGTACAAGACGGAACTGTTTTGGCACAACATCGCACAGAGCATTCGTACGGGAGAGCGCATTCCGTCAGCGGTTTATCTGAACAACATGATTTCGGAGTTCAAGTTGATTGACGACCTACAGTTGGAGATGTTCCTGTTCGCAGGTCAGCAAGTCGCATACGAGCGTGAACTGAACGCTATGACCGACGAGGAACTTGACGCACACATGGAAATCCAGCGGCTCATGGGCGAGGAGTTGGATAACCCCGACGGGTTGGGTGGTGTGTTTGACGCAATGATGGAGCGCGTCCAGCGGGAGTCGGAGGAGCGCGACGAGTTGGAGAAGTTGTGGAAGGAGGGCAACTGAGGGTTCATCCCCTCACAAGCCCCGCCTTACTCCAACGCTCTTCTTTCCGCCAGCGAATCATGTTGCGCCAGTGAACAGCCCACCACATGAGTGACATTGCCACGAACCCCGGCTTGTTGTGGGTGACTGCGTAAATGAACCACGGGATGGTGTGGAGGATGACGATGAGCCAGCCCCACCACATCTTTTTCCCTGCGTACCACATTCCTGTGACACCGATGATTTCCATGCCGAACAGCAACCAAGTCCAAGTTGTGTCAGTCATTTCGCATTCCAATCAGCAAAACCATGCCAAGCACGGCAATGACGGAGATGAAGGCTTTCACCGCTTGTCCCCATCGCCCCCGATGACACCACGGTCTTTGCGGTCAAACAGTTTGTTGAGATTTGCCTCAGCGACCGAGGAGAGCGTCGCATCAAGTTCCATCGCGGTCATCGCGCAGTACCAGAGCACATCGCCGAGTTCCGCGAGCAAGTCTTCCTTGCGGGACTCCGACAGGACGCCGTTCTCGTCACGGATGGCTTTCTTCAGTTTGCCAGCGACTTCACCTGCTTCGGATGCGAGCCCGAGCACGCAGTAAATCAAGCCTGTGCTTTCGGGGTACTTCGCTGTGGTGGATGCTTGTTGCTGGTATGTGTCCATGTCCATTGTCATGTCTCGCAGTCTACTCAGTTATCCAACTCAGGGTCGTACCAACGCCATGTTCCGTTGGGCTCAAGAACCATGCCAGTGGGATGTTCGCAGTTGGCGAGGTCAATCATTGTTGTGCCGTTATTGACCCAAGTGAAATCAACATTGGCGGTGACATCGCATTCGGGTCGTGGGTCGTCTGTCAGTTTGTTGCCGAGT